TTTAGCAGCTTAATAACCTGCTCATAGCCTTCGCTCCCCAGCTTCCGCTCGTAAGACGGGGATAAAGCGGAGTCAAACCAAAACGAGATCGTGTGGAAGCCGCTGTTTGAGGATCGAAGCACTAAATTGAATCAAACTAGCTTAAGTTTAGCGTGTCTGTCCGCATGCTTAAGTGAAATTAAAGACGAGACTAAACGTGTAGTGCTGAAGGTAGAGTAATTTCGGACGCGGGTTCAACTCCCGCCAGCTCCACCACTAAACAAGATCTAAAAAGATCACAAACGGTCAAATTTATTGAAAAATCAATAGTTTGACCGTTTTTATTTAGTGTCTTAATACTGCTTAAAAGATCAGTTAATTGCACAAACGATCATAATTTTTAGTAGTAAAAATGGAAGTAAGAACTTACAATGCAAAAAATCTTACTACCATTTACAGAATTTTGTGGTTATGGCAAAAATCATCAAACAGCTTACTATTGCGCAAGTGAACAACGCCAAAGCGGCGGAAAAGATCTATTATTTATTCGATGGGGAAGGGCTGAAACTTGTCGTCAAGCCCAACGGTGTGAAAACGTGGGTGTTTAATTACAAACGCCCTTACACATTAAAACGCACAGAAAAAACCATCGGCACTTATCCCACTGTATCGTTAAAAGATGCACGTCAAAAAGCGCAAGAATTTCGCCAACTCTTAGCCAATAAGATTGACCCGCACGAATTTGAGCAAAAACAAGCCGCAGAAGCATTAAAAGAACAGTGCAGTACATTTGCTTATGTTGCCAATGAATGGCTGTTGTATCGTGCGAAAATAGGCAAAGAACAAGGCAATTACACAGAGAGAACTAAAATTGACACAGAAAGACGTGTCAATGCCGCCATTGATTTAATTGGTGATGTGCCTTTTAAAGAATTAACATTAAAACACGGCTTATCCGTGCTTGAACCTTATCGCCAATCAGGCGCAACGGCTGAATTGAAAAAGCGTTATTTAGTTTTAAAGTCAATCGCCGAATATGCCGAACGTTTTGAATATTGGGGAAACAACAAATGGAAATATCTTGGCGATGATCTGCCTGCGGTGAACAAAAACAAACATCACCCGTCAATCCATTACAAAGCCTTACCGGAATTTATGATCAGCCTTGCACGGGCCAACATATCACAAACTGTTCGCCTTGCGATTTTGTGGGGATTACTCAACGCCACAAGGGCGAGCGAAACCGTTAGTGCAAAATATTCAGACATCATCGAACACGAACATTTGCCGAATGGTAAAGTGTGGCAAGTGGAAATTTCAAAAGGCGGAAAAGGGGAGCGTCTGCACCTTGTGCCATTAAGTAAACAGGCGGAAACGTTGCTTTCATACATCAAGCAACACGCAAACAAGGAATATTTATTCCCGTCCACGTTGTCAAAATCTAGAAATGAAAAGCATATCAACAGCCAAACGCCGAATGAAGTGATTAAAACAATGGACGGCGGCAAATACAAAGGCACCATGACAAATCACGGCATACGGTCATTATTCAGTAGTTATTGCAATGATAATCGCCTAGAACTTGGATTAGATAAAGAAGTCATCGAAATTTGCTTAAGCCATTTGAATTCCGATGAAATACGAAACGCCTATAATCGGGCGGAATATTTGCCTTACCGATTAAAGACGTTTCAAGAATGGGCCAACTATGTTGAAAAATGTGCGAATGGTTTATTCAAAGAAATTATTGCCGACAAGTCTTAATGTATTCGTTCAAGTCGCTTTCCGCAATCTTGCGGGAGCGACCGAATTTATAAGACTTTAACTTGCCGCTAGAAATCCAACGCTTCACCGTTGCTTCTGAACAAATCCCCGTCTGCACGATCTCTTTTATTGAAAAATAGCGTTCCATTATAAATCACCTTCTTTCACAAACACGCCGTCAATCATACGCCCTTTGCGGCCTTTGATTTCATCCCATGCTGCTTGCACACAATCTGTTAAATCAAGATCAAAGCAATCGCAAACTTCAACTAAATCTAAAACAATATTACCGAATAACATTTCAAGAGATGTATTGCGGTCGAGTTCACAGCTAATTCGAGTTAAATCATGAAGTAATTCAATCACACAATCATCTGCTGTGAGTGTTGTTTTTGGATGGTGTTCAACGGCCATTGACCCGATATTAATTTCATTACGATTTCGTTGTGCTGAAATAATCGTTAAAACCACAACGCAATCCCCGATGCTATCCTTAACAACGTCTAATTTCCCTTTTGATATTCCATTGCACAATTCACCAAATTCTTCTAATAATTTAATGAATTGTCGTTTAGGCGTTGAACCTTTAATCAAATTGCGAGCTTCTGCCCAATTTTCGATATTTTCAATAAGTTGTGTTAATGTTGTCATTTAATGCCTCATTTGTGTTAATTTTGTCTATTGATAGTTGTTTTTTACTTTGGCGGTCAAAATAATCTAATTCACGTACTGTGCCATCATTATATAAAGCTAATCCACCCGCCTGTGGTTCCTTTTCGTTGAAATAAATAACTTGAATAATCTTCTTCATTACAATCATGACATTTAACTTTAATCCTGCGGAATATCATTAAGTCTGAACCATTCACCACCTTTGGATTGTTCATCGGTAATTTGAACCGCTCTTTGCCATAAGGATCCATCATTACACAAAGCAATAATTTCTCCGATGTACCCATGGTTGCTAAAATTATTTGACATAGCAATTTGCACAATTTTTCTTACTGGCGAATTTACGCCATTAGATATCCGTTCCACTGACGGTTTTACTTTTATTGTTCTTTTAACTTTTTTCATAATCCACCTACATTTTCCCCAATCTTTCCCAAAATCCAGTCACTTTCTGACTAAATTTTTTCACAGAAAAGAGCGGTATTTTTTCTTCTTTAATGAAAACGTGGCCGTTTTCATAACAAATCCACTGAAAGTCATTAAGCCGCAACCGTTTATGTTTGATTAATAGATCAATTTGTGAACGATTAATCATAAAACCGACAGGTAAAAGTGCATTTTTTACCTTTTGTTCAATTTCTGAACGGTTACAGTTACTGACACAAGTCCAAGCGTCGCTACGCTCCTTGTTTGTTTCGGTGGTCTCCGCATTGGCATCAGGTGCAACATCTGCCACTGTGCCTTTTTTGATAACCCAATTTTTAAGTTTGGTTCTTACGCTTGCAAAACTGAAACGATTTTTCACCCCCACAATTTTCTTTCTTGTTTCGCCGTATTGGTTCGGCTCGCTTTCTTCATATTCCACGCATAACGGCTGATCTTCACGTTTAGCCATTGCGCCCCCTTGCAACTCTAAATAGCTTGCAAAACAAGACACATCACAAACCGCTTGCGCATCTGCAATGGTCTTATCATCTACATCATCTAACTGCCATTTCTCTAATTTGCGTAATTCACGCCATACAGAAATTGGCGGATTGCCGTAAAACTGGAATTGACGAATTCCCCAAAGATTCGCCCACGCACGCACACGTTGCACGTTTTCGTCAAGTTTCAAACCTTCCACTTCGTCCGATGTTTCGTCTTTTTGATTGCCCGCATAAATGTTTTTGGCAATGTATTTTGCGATATAAGAAACGGCAGAACCTTTTGCAGGGTCAATTTCATCGATTCTGCAACGGTGTTTTTTCGCCCCGAATTCATCGCCGTCTAACTCTAAAGCTTTTGATTTAAATAAACGGATCACTTCTTCTTTATCTTCCGCTTTCACATACACAAGCAAGTGCCAGTGTGGAGTGGCGTCATGGTGCGGTTCAACGCCACGCATACCGAAAAAGCCAATGCCACGTTTAGCAAACAAGGCACGCAACTGCGCCCAATTTTTGCTTAAATAAGCATGGGTTGTGCGTGGGTCTGCACCTTTCCATTTCTTGTTATTTGTGCCGTTGTTATGGGTTGCATGAAATGATGAAGGGGCGGTCATGGTTAAGAACAATGACACATAGCCTTTTTCTGTTGCCCATTCGTCCACGCCACGCAAGCGGTTCATCATCTCGTTAAAACGTATGGCAGGATTACCGGAAGATTTTTGCCACATTGCCATCAATTCCACCTGTTCTGATGGATCGTCAATGTTTTCAATAATCATCTGTTTTAAATATTCCAAGTTTGCTTTTTGTTGATTGCGGTAATCGCTCAATGCACCTGTTGAAATGTAAGGGCTGACTTTTGCCGATACTTCACCACAACCAATCGCCAAATGCTCGATAAGGCGTTTTTGCGTGCTGCGTAATGTGCGAAACCAGTATTTTTCGCATACCACACGCAACAATTCGCCTTCTTGCTGTTGCACAGAAAGGCGTTTGCCTTCTTCAAGGCGGTGTTGGCTTTTAAGTGGAAAGCCAATGTTTTTGCAAACATCAGCACAAAGGCGGTGCAGTTCACTGCTTAAACGTGAAAAATCGACCGCACTTAATAGCCCAACGGCTTTTTGATTGGCGCAATCTTCCACGAAATCGCTTTGCAATCCGTTGAAGTGCAAGGCGAGTTTGTAGGCGATTTCTTTTAATTGTCGTTCGCCTAATAGATAAAAATGCAAGCCTTGACTATCCACAGGCTTTTGCATGGCCAAGTTGGCAGAATAGTGTTTGCGTTCAAGCAACCACGAAACAGAAATGCGATATTGCTCAAAAACGGCTTCCAAACGATTGGTTAAAACATCACGCAAGGTTGTGTTGGCAATGCGGGCTTGTTTATTGCCTAAGCTAAAACTAATTGACCCATCATCTTTCACACTGCGATAAGCACGCAACCACACATTGCGGAAGTGTTCACGTTGGCGTTTGCGTGGTAAATCTGAAAGCAGTTTTTCAACATAATCAAAATGATTAGGAGCAACCGCAAACAGCTCAATTTGTGCGGCAGTTGCTTGCGGCAAGTCTAAAGTGCGGTGAGTTTTAGCCGCACTTTCCATTCTTGCCAAACGAGCTTCTTCCATCGCTGAATCACGTTTAGCGATGTTATTGTCTCGTTGTTGCTCCCAGTTCATCATTTTATTTCTATGCTCTTTGTAAGTTAGCTAAATATTCATTGTGTTGATCAAAGTAATCTTTAATGGCTTGATTGGTTGAGTTGATCGCACTTTCCATTTCAGTGAGTGAAAGCACTTCATATTGTGCTAAGGCAAAGTTGCGGACTTCATTCACTGCACCAATGATGGTGTTATGTAATCGCCCAATCACTCTTGCTTTTTGTTTTCGCCAACCGTCACTATCTGCCACGATTTCTAATACTTGAAAGCGGTCGCCAATCTTGGTGATTTGCAATTCCGCACCGCAATCTAAATTGATGTAAATGTCAGTACTCATTTTGTTTTTCTCCGTGGATTGGCTTGCCATTGCTCCCAATCGCTGTATTTTTGTAAAAAGATTTGGCGTGCTTTTGTCGCTAAATCACCGTTTTCAATAAATTCGTTAAATGCCTGTCTTGCTTGTTCTTCATCGCCTTTGTCTAAGTGATAGATGTAAGCGAATAATTTTTCCTGTGCCTTATCGAGTTTTTGATAATATTCCTTTGCGACAATGCTCAATGCGCCACGGCTTAAAATCACGGTTGCCATACTTCCCCCTAATTCAATGCTTTATCAATCAATGTGAATTCACGTTCGGTAATGCCTTTCGGAAACATCCCCGAAATCAACCGCACTTTGCGAAACGCCTTGGCGATTTTGCGTTGTCCGTTTTCGGTGTAGTGGTGTAGTTTCTCGCCTGAAAATGTGGTGCTAACTAAATCATTGATGTCGAGTTCTGCCATTGCCAACAGGATTTCTCTTTCGCCTTGTGAAAGGTTGCTGAAAGCGTATTCCACACGATAGCGACTTTTCCCGATCACATGGCGGCAATCGCCCCAACTTTTCACCTGTTCAACCGCAATTTGATTTTCTTTGCAGAATTTTGCCGCCGCACTTTCTTTGCCTGAAACGTACATCACACGCCCCCTTGCTTATTTCCCTTGAACCCAACTTAACCAACGACCAAACATCCCTTGCTTGTTCCAGCTTGCTTTTTCAAGTAGTGCCACACGGTCGTGAAGGCTTTCATTCAATAGCACTTGTTGTTGGTTTAATCCTGCTTGATGATTAACGTGACGGCTGATGATTTGAATTTGCGTTTCCAACTTTTTCACACGTTTTCTAACTCCCAGACATTCACACGTCCTTTGCGTGTTTTGCCGTTGTCGTAGGTGTAATCATTTTTTGCCATTTGCTTTGTCTCCCTGAATTTTGGTTGCAAAAATCCTGTCGCATGAATTTCTTCAAACGACGGTGTTTAAAAATCTTGATGGAAATTAAAGACTAGATGTCGATTTCTTGCTGACGCTCGTCAATCTGATTTAACGGCTTATTCGCACTTAATGCTTCTGGGCGGTCGTTATAGATTGGCGTTCTTACTCTTGTAATTTGGCTTTGCACTCTTAATTCTGTGCCGCAGTTGTTGCAGTAAGCCAACACGTCGATTGACAACAAACCGATTTTTTCGGAAGTTCGCACACGGATGTTATTACTTCCGCAATTTGCGCATTTATGATCTACGTTCACTATTTATCACCTTTTATTGTTTAACTATTCCGAATCACTGACCCATTAATTAATACATTCTTCCAATTTCAAACGGATAAAATCATTCAATTCCCGTTTATCCGCTTGAGCCATTTCTTGTAACTTTTCTTTAAAACTTGCCGTCACACGAAATGCAATAATTTCAGATTTTAGTTCGCGTTTTTTTTCTGTTTTCGCCACACCCTTTTCCTTGTTGTTTTTGTTTACTTTGTTATACTTTTGCTATCTAAAAAATTGGAATGCACAGAACGTTCCTATTACAGCGCAGATAAAACATAAAGCTGGTAAATGGTTATGGTGATCATGGTATTGCTGTCCCAGTTCGTCTATTCTTTGCTTGGTTTGTTTTTCCTGGTCTTTCAAGGCTTGTTCAAGTTCCAATACGCGAACCCATAATTGTTCATCCACTTTTTTAGCCATAAGGCACTCCTATGTTCGAAAAAATAAAAAAACACCTGATTTTTGCGAAAGGCATCATCATTGATACCGTGGCTTATTGGGCGACATTCGGGTTAGTTTATGTCTACACTCGCTTTGCACTTGTGCCGGAAATCAATGCCGATATTCAACTTGTTATATTGCTGTTGATGTCATTCGTGATTTATTGGGTATATAAAAAAACGATTCCGTACACCAAACACTTGCACATTCAAGGACAACATTCCTACTTATGTGGCGTTTGCATTTTTGTCTTTGCACTCGGTAGTTTCAGCCAAGCGGAACTACAACAATTTGGCTTTAATTTCAGCGAAGTTCCGCAACAAGCCATTAAGCAATACGCCTCGTTAAAAGCCATGTTTTATGCCATCGGCATTGTGGCGTTGCCGCCACTGTTAAAACAAAAAACTGGCTAGTATTGCCATCGTCTTCCGGTGTTTGTTCACATTGTTTAACTATTCCGAATCACTGCCCAATCCACATCGGGGCGTAAATCTTCGGCTCTTACTTTGCCTTCTGTTGCTTTGATAAGGGCGGGAATATATTTCACATCCATTTTTCCACCCTTTAGCCACTGATTTACAGTTGGCTGACTAACGCCGCATTTTTTAGCTAACGCTGATTGCCCGCCAGCTTTTTTTATTGCTTTAACTATAAAAATGTTCATAAATAATTTCCTATAACTAAGTTTTAGCTATAGATTATAGGTTTGACTATCTATAGTCAATAGCTAAATGAAAATTTATTTTCTATAGCTTTAGTTATAAAATCAAAATATAGGAGAAATTATGGCAACTTTATCTGAACGCTTGACTTCATTAATGTATGAAAAAGGCATATCCCAAGCGGAATTGGCAAGATTAATCGGCATTAAGCAGCCTTCTGTTTTTAAGATTTTGAGTGGCGAAACTAGAAACCCTAAAAAAATCTTAGAAATTGCGACCGCACTTAATGTGGACCCGCATTGGTTAAAAACAGGTGAAGGCGACCCTGATCCGTCTTATCGCATTGTAGAAGTGAGCGAACCGCAAAACCCAAATACAGTGCGGATTGATATTTTGGACGTGGAAGCGAGTGCCGGAAACGGGGCGTATTTAAGCCCAACCGAACAAGGCTTACTTTCACAAGAATTTGATTTAACGTTCTTCCGTCAACAATTCGGACGTGCTGATGCAAAACATTTGAAGTTGATCACCGTAAAAGGCGACAGCATGGCGCCAACCCTTGAAAGCGGCGATCTGCTTTATGTGGATATTTCCGAAAATTACTTTGCCGCCGATGGGCTTTACGTGTTCACCTTTGATGGCCAAACATTCATCAAGCGTTTGCAAAAAGTGGGAAAAGAAATGCTCGTCATTTCCGACAACCCAACCTACAAAGAATGGACATTCACGCAAGATGATGACGTGTTTATCCATGGCAGAGTAATATTCAGCATGCCGATGAAGTGGCGGAAGTGGTAGGAATAAAAATGGCAACAGAAAAGTTTGTTGTTTACATGAATGCTCACAAGGAAGTTAATGCATTTCACATCACCAATATTGTCGAAAATGATGTTTACTTAATTGGCTATTGTCACGCTTATGCCAGAGTATTGACACTTCGTCATGACAGAATAATTCAAGAGTTTGACAATATTGAAGATGCGAAACAATATGCTTTGAACGTTCCCGATGATAAGTTTCACCTTTACGATAGCTTAATCAATTCTCAAAAGCGGGAATTAAAGAAAAATCCACCTTGCCTTTCTGTTACGTTTTGTTTTAGTGGATTTAAAGCTGCCGCAAAAGAAGAGATGACACAACTCGCAATCGATCACAATTTGCGAGTTGTTTCAGATGTCTCCAGTAAAACTGATTTTTTGGTTATCTGTGAGAAGTCCAAAACAGTCGGCCCATCTAAATTAGCAAAAGCAGAAAAGCACGGTGTAAAAATCATTTATGAAGATGCTTTTTTCTATATGCTTGAGACGGGAGAAATTCTACAATGAAAAAACTATTCTTAATTTTAACCGCACTTTCCCTTGCTTTCTCAACAGCAACTTTTGCAAAAAGTAAAAAAGCAGATGCAGAACAGTTTAGTTGTAGTGATGGGAAACGTACTTGTAAGGACATGGATAATTGCGATGATGCTAAATTCCATTTAAGGGAGTGCGGCATGCACAAACTCGATCGTGACCACGATGGTGTGCCTTGTGAGAGTATTTGTGGGTAGAGGTAAAACCTATATCAAACGTTTGCAACGTGTTCCCGGCGGTATTATTCGCGCATTAAGTGATAACCCACTTTATCCAACGTTTGAAATTACCGAGAAACTATTCAATACGGCACAAGTACGCGCTAAATTCTTGAGCGTGCTGCCGATTAGACCAAAGATGTTGTAGGAATGAATTATGATTACACTAAATTCTCTCTGGTTACAAATAGAAGAGATTTTGGAAGACACCTCGTCGATTCAAGAAAGATTGTTTTTTGAATGCAAAAAATCAGCGAATACACTGCCTAAAGATTTCTGGTTGTCTTATAGTGCTTTCTCCAACACTCAAGGGGGAATTATCTTTTTAGGTATTAGTGAACAAAATCAAGTTTTTTCGATTAGTGGTGTTTCAAATACTCAAAAATTACTTGATGATATGTTTAGTCAAATGCGAGGCGGACAAAAAATAAGTATTAATAATTTATCAAATGATGATATTAAAATTATTCAAAAAGAAATAAACAATATTTTGGTAGATGTTATCGCGATAAGGGTCAAAAAAGCCGATAATTCAGATATACCCGTTCATCTTAATAACGATCCTAGATTGTCTTATGTTCGCCTTCATACAGGCGATCATAAGCTTAATGCTAATGAACTCAAAAATTATTTATCTGGTTATACAAAAAACAATCAGGATAGCAAAGTTATTCCTAACACCGGCATTGATGAAATTAATCAACATACACTTCAAAAGTACCGCCAATTTCTTAAAAACTATAATCCAACTAGTCCGTTATTAGTGCTTGATGATTTGTTATTACTAAAAAAAATTAATGCCTATGCAAGAAACTTAGACACGGGACAAGAAGGACTAACCTATGCTGGTCTTTTAGTCTTTGGTCAACTTCACATTATCCGCCAATTACTGCCGCATTATTTTTTAGACTATCAAGATATACAAGGTGATGAACGTTATTCATCTCGCTTTACTTGCGATGATTTGGAAGACGGCAATTTATTTGAATTCTATCTAAAAACCTCGGCTTTATTGTTTGATATTGCCAAAAATAGCCATTTCAAGCTTAATAACTTGACTAGAAAAGAAGAAAATGAAATTACCGAAGCATTGCGTGAAGCATTGGTAAATTTCTTTACTCACGCTGATTATTTTAATGATCAAATTTCGTTAAAAATAGTAAAAACATCTAACAGACTAACATTTGAAAATCCTGGTTCAATGTTAGTCAGTATTGAGCAAGCTATTAATGGTCTAAAATCGACCTGTCGGAATTCTCTTATACACAATATTTTTAGAATAGCTGGCTTATGTGAACGACAAGGCAAAGGAATTGAAAAAATATTTACTAACTGGATTAGGGAACTTTTAACTACTCCAGAATTATTGACCAATCATTTATCAACACATCTTGCATTGACATTACAAGATGGCGCAACATTATCAGCTATTCGTAAATTACAAACAGAATTTGGGGAAGAGTTCTCACAAGAAAGGACATTATATAAAAATATTTTAATTTATGCGGTTTTAAATGATGGTTGGATTAATCACGCTTCTCTTACTGAAAACATGGGAAATAGTTTTACCGGTAGGGAGATAACTCTCGCATTACCGCAATTGGCTAAAAAATGTTGGTTGATAGGTAAAGGCGATGGCAAGAAAAAGTATTATATTCTCCCATGGATTAAAGAAGTTGATATTGCTGATATTTATACTTCTGGTTCTGTACGCCTAAGAACCAAAGCTAATGCACAAGCTAATGCACAAGCTAATGCATTAGCTAATGCACAAGCTAATGCACAAGCTAATGCACAAGCTAATGCACAAGCTAATGCACAAGCTAATGCACAAGCTAATGTACAAGCTAATGCACAAGCTAATGCACAAGCTAATGCATTAGCTAATGCACAAGCTAATAATTTAACAGAATCACGGCAAGTTAAATTCATTTGGAGAGATAACGAAGGGCGAATTCAAAACACTCTAGGGAAAGTTGTTGATAACCTCAAAGAACTTAATCCTGAATATCTGCAAGAACTACGCAATATTGTTAACCCTAGATTTTATTCTTTAAAGAAAAAGAGACCTGAACAAGTAAAAGAATTATTGCTTGTACTTTGTGAAGATCAATATGTTTCTAAAGCTGCTCTTGCTGATTTGCTTGGTATGACAATATCTGCTCTAGGTAGGCATATTACATTATTAGTTGAAGAAAGGCTTCTAATTCCAGCATTTCCCCAGCAACCAACACACAAAGATCAGGCTTATAAAGCAGCTTAAAACAGGCGGGGGAATTACTCCGCCTTTTCTTCGTCTATTTTCAGTTCCATTTCCACGCCGCAGGTGTAGCCGTTGTCGGTTATGCTGTGGGTGACTTGAGTTATCAGCCAGTTGGTGTTGTCAATTTCAGCTTTAAAGCCTGAAAGCTCAATGGGTGTTTCGGGGATTAAATCGGGTTCGCCAAAGGCAAGATTTAGGCTAAATGTCGCCACGCCTCGTTTGAGTTTGTCAAAGGCAGATTTTGCGGAAGTAATGGCGGTTTTTTCACTTGCATAGGTGTGTCGCAATGATTTTATTTGAGAACTGTCACTTGTAATGGGTTCTTGTTGCTCAATTTCGTTGTATTTGCGTTTGCTTAATCGTCTGCCTTTCACTGTGCCGTTTTTCAGCGTTCTGCCTTTCGTCATTCGCTGTTTTTTCACAATCTTGGTGTTTTCATCAACGGTCACTTCGCCACGCTTGCCGCTGTCTGTATCGTGCCAATATGCACGCACGGCTTTGTAGTTTTCACTTTCAGCAATGGAAAAATTGTAGTTGTCGCCATTCTTGCGGGTGATTTTACGCAGTGGAATATCTTTTCCTGTGGCGGTTTTTGCTTTGCCTAATGGCATAAAGAGCAACGTGCCATTTTTCACCGTACACATCGCCCCGTATTCTTCCGCAAGGCGTGTCAGCAAATTAATGTCGCTTTCGTTGGTTTGGTCGATGTGGTCGATTAATCGGTTGGTAAGCTCTTTTGCCACTTGGCTTTTGAGCTTGTTTCCTTGTGCAATTTCGTTGACGATTTCGCCCAATTTCTTTTTATGAAATGACCGCTCTTTTTGTTCGGTGAACGTGCCTTTTAAATCTGCCGCTCTTGCCCGAATGGTTAGCCTGTCGGCTGAATTTGCACCGCCTGAAAACTGCACTTCATCGACTGAATATTGCCCTTTGTCAATCAGTGGCTTGCCTTTCCAACCTAGTGCAAGGCTGATTGTGGCATTGCGTGGCGGCAAAGCTAATTTGCCGTCATGGTCGGATAATTCTAAATCTAGCGTGTCCGCTTCTAATCCGCGATTATCGGTTAAAGACAGATTAATCAAACGGCTTGATACCACTTGCGTGATGTCTTGCTGTTTGTTGTCTTTCGTGGTGATCACCACTTTAAAAGCGGGGGTGCGGTGATTGTCGTTAAAATCTAAGCCTAACATTACAGATTACTCATTAAACTGTCTGCAATGGCAATCAACATCGGATCGTCAGTGCGTTTTAAGTTCATGGTGAAGTCCACGGCACGGCGTGCGCAC